GTGCGCGAGCACGCCGGCGTCGGTCCAGTCGGGCGCTGCGGTGCGGCGATGCTGCTTGAGTTGCTGGCCGATGCGCTCGAGCAGGCGCTCGGCTTCGGCATACCGGGCGGCGTAGCAGCCGGCGGCGGTTTGTTGCGTGGTCGATTGCGCTTTGGTGTTCCTCATTGCGACTCCATTCATCGCTCGGGTGGTTGGAACAATCAAGCGGAATCGAACAACTGAATCGCACAACGTTTCAAACAGATACGGGCAGGCATGCCGGATATGCTCATGAGCCAGGCCGAGTATGCGCGGCACCGCGCGAAGAGCCGCCAGTACATCAGCCGCCTGGCCAAGGCCGGCGTTTTGGTGATGCGCGGCGGGAAGGTGGACGCCAATGCCTCCGACGCCGTGCTCGACGACCGGCCCGAGCCGGTCTCTGAGCGCGTCGTCTCGGCGCCGGCGGAAGTCACGCCTTCGGGTGCGACCTTCGCCCAGGCCAGGACCGCCGACATGGTCTTCAAGGCCAAGCTCCGCAAGATGGAGTACGACCAGCGGATGGGCAAGCTCGTCGAGGCGGAGCTGGTCAAGCAGCGCTGGTCGGCGATCTACCGCCTGATCGTCGACCGGATCCTGGCGTGGCCCAATCGCCTCGCTCCCGAGGTGGCGGCGTTGACCGACGAGCGGCAGGTGCGCGAGGCGATCCTGCGGGAGGTGCGGGCGCTGGTCAACGAGCTGCGCGCCGACGTGCAGTATGCGCGTTGAAGAGATCCAGATTCTCGCGGCCGAGGTGCTGGCGCCGCCGCCCGACCTGACGGTTTCGCAGTGGGCGGATCAGAACCGGCGGCTGTCGTCGGAATCTGCCGCGGAAAAAGGCGAGTGGCGCACGGACCGCGCGCCATATCAGCGCGCGGTGATGGACGCCATGGGCCCGTCGAGCCCGTTTGAAACGGTCGTCATGATGTGGGCGGCCCAGTCCGGCAAGAGTTCACTGCTCGAGAACTTCTTGGGCTACATCATCGAGCTCGACCCGGGGCCGGTGCTGCTGGTCGAGCCGCGCGAAGTCGACGCCGAGGCGTTTTCGAAGGACCGGCTGGCTCCGATGCTGCGCGATACGCCGTGCCTGCGCGGCAAGGTGGCCGACGCGCGCTCGCGGGATTCAAACAACACGATTCTGCACAAGAAGTTCCTGGGTGGCTCGATTACGCTCGCGGCGGCGAACTCGCCGGCGGGCCTGGCAATGCGCTCGATCCGCTACTGCCTGCTCGACGAAGTGGACCGGTATCCCGCGAGCGCCGGCAGTGAAGGCGATCCGGTGAACCTGGCCATCACGCGCACGGCGAACTTCTGGAACCGCAAGATCGTGCTCTGCTCGACGCCGACGACGAAGGGCGCCTCGCGCATCGAACAAGCCTGGCTCAACTCGAACCAGCAGAGCTACTGGGTGCCCTGCCCGCACTGCGGCGCTTACCAGGTGCTCGCGTGGGGCAACTTGGTCTGGCCAAAGGACGCGCCCGAAAAGGCGCAGTACCGTTGCGAGCACTGCTCGAAGCTGATCGCCGACTGGCAGAAGCACGGAATGCTCAAGGCCGGCGAATGGCGCGCCGCGCGGCCCGAGGTGCGCGATGTGGCGGGCTTCTGGATTAACGGCCTCTATTCGCCCTGGCGCAAGTGGGGCGCGCTGGCGAAGAAGTTTCTGGCCGACAAGAAGTCGATCGAGACGCTGCGCGAGTTCGTCAACACCGTGCTTGCCGAACCCTGGGACGATGCGGCCGAGACCACGGTCGACCAGGCCACGGTGATGGCACGGCGCGAGCACTACCGGGCGGCGGTGCCGTATGGCGCAGTCGTGCTGACAGCGGGCGTCGACGTGCAGAAGGACCGGCTCGAGCTGGAGCTCGTGGGCTGGGGGCGCGGCGAGGAGTCGTGGTCGATCGAGTACCGCGTGCTGCCGGGCGATCCGTCGGGCGCGCTGGTCTGGCAGGAGCTTGACACGTATCTCGAACGAAGGTGGCCGCACGAAACAGGGATTTCGCTGCCCGTGGCGGCGTGCTCGATTGATTCGGGATATGAATCGCAGGCGGTGTATGAGTTCTGCCGGACGCGGTATCACCGGCGCATCTTCGCCGTGAAGGGCAAGGGCGGGCCGCTGCCCGTGTGGCAGCGCAAACCCACGGCGAAGAATATCCGCGGCGAGAAGCCGTGGATCGTGGGCACGGATACGGCGAAGGAAACGATCTACGGGCGGCTCAAGAACCCGACGCCGGGCACGCCCGGCTATTCGCACTTTCCCGCCGACCGCGAGGAAGGCTACTTCGAGCAGCTCCTGGGCGAGGTGCTCGTGACGACCTACGCCAAGGGCCAGCCCAAGCGCGAGTGGCGGCCGAAGCCCGGCGTGCGGCAGGAGGCGCTCGATGCGCGCGTCTACGCCTACGCCGCACTGCGCGCGCTGGTCTCGATGGGGCTGTCGCTCGACAACGAAGCTGACCGGATCCTGGCGGCGAACCGGCCGCGGCCCGTGCCGGACGACGACCGGGACCGCGACCGCTGGCTGGGCGAGCGAGGAAGGAAGTGGCTCACGCGATGAAAGTCAGAAGTCAGATGCAAGCGGCCGGGCCCGCGTGGGAATACCTGGTGGTCACCGGCGAAGCCGAATCGCCGGAACTGCTCGCCGAACGCGGCGCGCAAGGATGGGAACTTGTCACTGTCGTGCGGGAGTTCGGCACGCGGGCGACGTTCTACTTCAAACGCCGGAGAAGCTGAATGGCCTGGACGCAACAGCAACTTGACGCTATCGAGGCGGCGATCGCCAGCGGCGAACTGACCGTCCGATTCGGCGACCGCACCGTGACCTACCGATCGATGGACGAACTGCTCCAGGCGCGGGCTCTCATCCGGGAAGCGTTGGCCGCCGAATCCGGCGCCTCGACGGACCGCTTCTCGTTTGCGCAGACCTCAAAAGGATGAACTGGCTCGACAAGGCGATCTCCTGGATCTCGCCCGAGGCAGGACTGCGCCGGCTGCGCGCGCGCCGCGCGGGAGATCTGATCCGGCTGGCCTACGAAGGCGCGCGGGCGGACCGGCGCACCGGCGGCTGGATCACCGCCGGCAACTCGGCGAACGCCGAGATCTCGGTGGCGCTCTCGAAGCTCCGCGAACGCTCGCGCGACCTGATCCGCAATAACGCCTACGCGGCGCGCGCCGTGGCCGAGGTCGTGGGCAACGCCATCGGCACCGGCATCACGGTGCAGGCGCGCAGCGGCGAGCCGGATGCCGACCGCGCGATCAATGCCGTCTGGACCGACTGGTTGGAGCGGTGTGACGCCGACGGGCAGCTCGATTTCTATGGCCTTCAGGCGCTGGCGGCGCGCACGGTGTTCGAGAGCGGCGAATGCCTGGTGCGCTTCCGGCAGCGCCGCGAAAGCGATGGGCTCAGGGTTCCGTTGCAGCTCCAGGTGCTCGAGCCCGACTACCTCGATCAGACCAAGACTCAGAGAACCGACACCGGCTACATCATCCAAGGCGTCGAGTTCGACCTGGTGGGCCGCCGCGTCTTCTACTGGCTCTACGGCCAGCATCCCGGCGACGTGGTGCAGACGGGCGTGCGCGGCGGGGCGTCGCTCGAATCGATCCGCGTGCCTGCCAGCGAGGTCCTGCACATCTACCGCAAAGACCGCCCGGGCCAGGTGCGCGGCGTGCCGTGGCTTGCGCCCGTGGTGGTCACACTACGTGATCTCGATGAGTACGAAGAAGCCGAACTGGTCCGCAAGAAGATCGAGGCGTGCTTCGCGGCGTTTGTGACGCAGCCGCAGGGCCCGGAAGGTCCGCCGATCGCGCCCGCGGCGCCGGATCCGGTGACGGGCAAGCGGGTCGAAAGCTTCGAGCCGGGCATGATCGAGTACCTGAAGCCGGGCGAAGAGATCACCTTCGCCTCGCCCTCGGCGTCTGCTGGATACCGCGATTACGTCGCCGCCAAGCAGGCGCAGATCGCCACCGGCTTGCAGCTCACCTACGAGCAGTTGACCGGGGATCTCTCGCGAGTGAACTACTCCTCGTACCGCGCCGGGCTGCTGAGCTTCCGCAACGGCATCGAGGGATTCCGCTGGCTGACCTTCATCCCGATGTTCTGCGCTCCGATCTGGAATCGCTTCGTCGCGGTCGCCTATGCCGCGGGCGCGATTCCCCGGCCTGGGCCGGTCCGTGCTGAGTGGACGCCGCCGGGGTTTGGCAGCGTCGACCCGTACAAGGATTCGATCGCGATCCTGAATCAGATTCGCACCGGCACGTTGACGCTGCGGCAGGCGATCGCCATGCAGGGCTACGACCCGGACGCGCAGTTCGAGCAGATCGCCGAGATCAACCGGCTGTTGGACACGAAGGGCATCGTGCTCGATGGCGATCCGCGCAGGGTCACGCAGACCGGCACGCAACAGAAGGAGCTTCAAAATGACCCCACTGAGAGAACGGCTGGAAGCCCAGTTTGAGGCGCTGGCGCCAGCCGAACGTGGCGAGCGCACCGCGACGCTCACCTGGTACACGGGCGCGGCCGTGCGCCGCTACGACGCCCGCGGCCCCTACGAGATGCGCTTCTCGATGGAGCCGGGGGCGATTCGCATGGGACGCCTCGCGAGCGGTTCGGCGCCGCTGCTCAACTCGCACCGGGACTTCACCGTCGACGACGTGATCGGCGTCATCACCCGGGCCTGGATTGAGAACGGCCAGGGCAAGGCTACGGTCCGGTTCTCGAAGCGCGCCGACGTCGATCCGATCTGGCACGACGTCGAGGACGGCATCCTGCGCAACGCCTCGATGGGCGTCGCCATTCACGCCGTCGAGGATGTGACGCCGCAAGGAGGAGAGATGCGCCAGGTTCTGGTGACCGATTGGGAGCCCGAGGAGGTGTCACTCGTGCCGATCGGCGCCGACCCGGGCGCGGGATTCAAGTTCGAACGGGCAACCAGCCCACAGGAGCAGAAGATGGAAGAAACCATCGTTGACGCGGGCGGCCAAGCCCGTGTCGAAATCAACGTGGATGCCGAGCGCGAGGCCGCGGCGCTGGCCGAACGCGCGCGCATCCAGGAGATCGGGAAAGTCGGCCGGGCGGTGGGCCTCGACGAGCGGCTCGTTGCGCAGCACATCGAAGCCGGCACGTCGGTCGAGGACTTCCGCAAGGTGGCGCTCGACGAACTCGCCAGGCGGAGCGAGGCGGCGCCGATCCGCAGCGCGGCCGCCGTGGTCACGCGCGACGAAGCCGAAACGCGCCGGGCGGGGATTACGGCGGCGCTGTTGCACCGCTACGATCCGGCGCTGTTCCCGCTGAAGGAGGAACTCGGCCGCGACTGGGCCGGTCAGACGCTGCTCGATCTGGCGCGGGAGTGCCTGGAGGCCACGGGCACGCGCACGCGCCGCATGCCGCGGCACGAGATCGCCAGGCTCGCGCTTTCGACCTCCGACTTCCCCTCGATCCTCGCCGATGTCGCGAACAAGACACTGCGGCAGGCCTACGAGGCCTATCCGCGCACGTTCCTGCCGTTCTCCCGGCGGCGCTCGGCGGTCGACTTCAAGAACATCAACGCCGTGCAGTTGGGCGAAGCGCCGAGCTTGATGAAGGTCAACGAGAAGGGCGAATTCACCCACGGCTCGATCGCCGAATCGAAGGAAACCTACAAGCTCGCCACCTATGGCCGCATCGTCTCGATCACGCGCCAGACGATCATCAACGACGATTTGAGCGCTTTCACGCGCATCCCGGCCGGGTTCGGCGTGGCGGCGGCAACGCTTGAAAGCGATACGGTATGGGGCATCATCACTTCGAATCCGGCGATGGGCGACGGCGTGGCGCTGTTCCATGCCAACCACGCGAACCTGAACTCGGGTGCTGGGAGCGCGCTGGCGCTGGCCGGCCTGGGCGCGGGCATGGCCGCGATGGCTAAGCAGAAGGGTCTCGACGGCATCACGACGCTGAATGTGCAGGCGCGGTACCTGGCCGTGCCGGTCGCGTTGCAGCTCACGGCGTTCCAGTTGGTGGCGGCGAACCTGGCGCCGGCGCAGTCGGCCAACGTGGTGCCGGAGTACATCCGGGCGCTGACGCCGATCGCCGAACCGCGCCTGGATGCCGCGAGCGCGACGGCCTGGTATCTGTTCGCCTCGCCCGATCAGATCGACACGGTCGAGTACGCCTACCTTGAAGGCCAGGATGGCGTGTATATCGAGACCCGTCAGGGCTTCGACGTGGACGGCGTCGAGATCAAGGCGAGGCTCGACTTCGGGGCCAAGGCCATCGACTGGCGCGGGCTTCAGAAGAACGTGGGCGCTTGATCAGGAGGACTGAACGATGAAGAACTACGTGCAGAAGGGTGAAACCCTGACGCTCACCGCGCCGTACGCGGTGAACTCGGGCGGCGGCGCGCTCGTCGGCTCGATTTTCGGCGTGGCCGCCGCGGACTACGCGAGCGGCGCCGAGGGTGAGTTTCAGGTCGAGGGCGTCTTTGACCTGACGCGTGAGACCGGCGCCAGCACGGCCTGGTCGGCCGGCGACCTCATCTACTGGGACAACACCAACAAGCGCGTCACCAAGACGGCGACCAGCAACAAGCTGATCGGAGTTGCGGTCAAGGTGGCGGCCGACGGCGACGCCACGGGCCGCGTGCGGCTGAACGGGGCGTTTATCTCCTGATGGCGTTCGCGGATTCGGTGAGCCGCATGGACGAGGCTTGCCTGCGGGCCTTCGGCAGGGACGTCACGTATCTGCCGCAGGCCGGCGGGCAGGCCACCATCCGCGCGGTGTTTCAGCCGGCGCGGGAGGCCGAAGACGCCTCGCCGGGTGTCTATGCCGTGCTGTTCGTCCGGCTCGCGGACCTGCCTGCGGCGCCCGCGCGCGGCGACGAGGTCGAAATCGACGCGGTCCGCTACAAGGTCTTCGACATCGAAGCCGATGCCGAGGGCGCCGCCGTGCTCCGGCTCCGCAAGTCCGGCTGACTTGTGGGCAATTGCGCACAAGTCGAGACCTCCGCGCAATTGCGCGGAAGTTGCTCGAGGTGATTCATGCCAAGCGTCCGGGTCTACCAGAAGAAGCAACTGCGGCTCGACCTGCTCAACTTCCGGCAGCAGCAGATGTTCAAGATCGGCAACGCCGGCGTGGCGGGGGTGAAGAACCGCGTGGGCGCCGCGCTCGGGCCGTCGGACGCGCCTGCGAAGCCGCTCACCAAGCGCTACGCGATCCGCAAGACCAGGCTCGGCAAGGGTAACCGCCGCAACCTGACCTTCACCGGCGACATGCTCCG